GAAACATGTTTATCAAACATGAATTCGGCGCACTCTTTGAAATGGAGAGAGAGGATGAAGAGATTCATTGTATTGGATAGATTGATTGGTAAGAATGATCAATTGCTTTGAATGCAAATGATCATTTCAATTTTACGAATTTATTCATCCGAAGGATTATTTCCTTGATTTTCTACTGCGGCGGTTGGTGCGGCGAGACTTACGTCCACCTCCTGCTTTAGAACGCGATTTCGCACTAGCACGCGACTTCGCACTAACAATAGAGTGGAAATTTCCCTTCCCGTTGGGAAGAATACTTTCGCGTTCTTCTTTGATGCAACGCTCCATACAACGCGTTCTCGCAGGGTTTGGTCTGAGTGTGAGTGCTCGTATCAAGTCCATCTTCTATATACTATTTACAGATTTTATTCTTTTGTATCCCCGACTGAGAAACAAAAGAATCAGACAACTTACATAGCGGCCATGCGGAGACCACCGATCAAGTTGCTACCCACCGTGGCACCAAGACCGAATCGGGCAGACTCACCGATCGAAGGAAGGAACACATCAAGGATGGAGAAGGTGGCGGCGGCCGAGAGGGCGAGGAGAATGACCTCCTCAAGACCCAGGGGCTTACGAGGAATGACGATGGCAACAACGGAGATGACAAGGCCGAGAACGAGGTATTTGATGATCTTCTTGATGAGCTCAGAAATATCAAGCATTTCTAAATATATATTATACAAACAGAAAAATAATCGGAAAGGGAGGGAAACGAGGCAAATAAACAAATCTCCCTAAATCTACTTAAAAGGTTTTCGGATAGTAAATTACAAGGATGACCAGTTTTGAGAGAAAGTTGCTAGATTCGGGAAAACCCAACCCTAAATATGTGGATCTATGCGACGAAGATGCCCCCATCGCCGGACAAAAATTCGTATGTATGTCCTTTGTATCTCCCGAAAAGATTCTAAAGAAGCGCGAAGTCTATATTTTTGACAAGTTCGTCCAACAATGGGATTTTACTAAATCTCTCACCAAGTTCAATGATTTCCTACAATTCATTGCTTACAAATATCACCTAAAGATTGAGAATATTACGGACGATTTTACAGAATTCGCAAAGGAAGAGGACGCTAAGCTAAAGTCTATGGGCGTGGAGGACGATTTCAAGAATTTCGTGGATAAGCAGGAGGACAAACTCAATGAGCAATTCAATCGCGAGTTTTCTTTTCAGACATCGGTTCGTGGTGTGAAGGTTCGTGGCGCATTTGCTACGCAGGAGGAGGCTGAACTGAAATGTAAGAAGCTCCGTGAGGCAGATCCCCATCATGATATTTTCGTTGGACCCATGGGAATTTGGATGCCATGGGACCCCGATGCTTACAAGACCGGTCGCATTGAGTTTATGGAGGAGGAGCTCAACCAACTCCATCAAGAAAAGTTGAAGAATGAGGAGAGGGCCAAGCAAGAGTTTGAGAAGCGCGTCCGGGATACGAAGAAGAAGGCCATTGAGGAGAATATCAAGCTGGCAGAAAAGTCGGGTAATGTCTTGACCCAGACGATTGATGATGATGGTAATTTGATTGGAGTTCAACAGTCGGTTGACTTTGATAGTCGGGAGGTGGCGGATCCAGAGGCTGTCAAGCTCTATAATGAGCAGATTTTTGAGAATGCCAAAAAGAAAGAGGACTAGATGACTGATCCATAATAGATGATAAAAATTTCTTGCCATTTCCAAGAAATTTTTCTACACCTTTTCTCATTCAGAACGCAGAAAAACTGGGCGTTTATGAGTGAAAGGTAACAGTTGCCATTGCGCACTTTCAAAGCGAAATTTTGTAGAATAATAAGGCGAATAGAGATTAATATGAGATGATATCCATATCCATAATCTCTTTGGCTATGACATCACTCGGTGAAAAAATAAACGCTTTAAATGCCGTGTCCTCCAATTGCGCTTCGGGAACATGTCTGTGAACCGTTCTCGCAATCATCTTATACAATTTGAAATCGGGGTATCGTTCCTGTCCGTTCCGCTTGTAGAGAACATTTTTCCCATTATCATCCAAACACCATCGCGCGACGACCTTTTGCAAATCATTCATATCACTCACCAACATGTTATGATCATCAATGATAAAATCATGTATGGATGTTCCTAGACGACACAAATCAAAGCTGAAATTGGGTTCTAGACGCGCCTTGTTTGGATTCAAAAAGGGTTCACAATTATACTGAGTTGCTGCGTCGCCCCCTGGGGCAAAACTATCACTACAATATTGGTTGCCTCCGAAATTGTATATGGCGCGACCGAAATCAATCAATTTGAAAATGCGACCATAAGTGGGAACTCGGTAGTAAATTCCGCGGTATTTATAATACAAGTATTCGGTCTCCGTTTTCACAAACATCACATTATTTGTATGTAGATCATTATGGGTGAATTGAAAGAGATTCTGATACACAATTAATATCATGACGATTTGGAAGAGGGCACTCATACCCGATGCATCATCCAGAACCTCGTTCTCAAAAAGTTCGTCCAAGGTCCCATCACATTTTTCCAGACAAATCATTTGCATTGGGAAATCATACAAAAACGCCACGGGGCCTTCAGTACCATCCTCCTCTTCGCTCTCGTCGTATTCGCAATCAGATTCGGTTTCCCATTCATCGCCTTCATCACTAGATTCGGATTCCGATCCGTCCTCATCGCCCGATTCCGACTCCGACTCCGACAATGACGCCGTATCTGCGACACTTGAATTGTCACTTGTTTCACTGGATTCCGTTGATTCCTCGGTTTTCTTATAAACCTCTTCAACATCATATGATGGGCACTCTGTTTGCTCCACTGCTGCATCTAGTATATCCATATCCAAAGACACCAAGGCATCGTCGTCGGACAACGAAATCTCCAGCTTTCGGCGATTCGCCCGAGAACCTATATCAAATTGCTCAATGTTTTCGGGCATTCTTGTCACGGAAAAATACTTGTTTCGGTTCGTATGGAAAGAATCCGAGGATTGTAAATATTCAAAATCGTCCTCTATATTCATCTTGAATTTCTCTTGAATTCCCAGGAAAGATCCATAATAGTTTATTCCATGGCGAAATCCATGCTTCTCAAGTAGCTGACCCGTCAAAAACGAAAAGAAATTATCCACATAGGATGAATTATTCGCGTCTTTTAGTTTCGTACACGCGGTGCCATCAAATCGGGTAGAAATCCCAGGAAGCGAACGATAGGCCACGTCTGCCATATCATATTTACCAACCATAAATTTGATGGGATCAAGAAGTGGTGAGAATTTGATATGAACGGGGCATTCTCGGCTGACATTGTTAGCATAAGAATACACCGTTTTTGTATTGATAAAATGATACGGATGATTGAGACCGATGCGATTATAATTCTTCTCAGTCAATTCAAAATAATGAGCATATACAGGGTTGTAATTTTGGAACTGTTTTATGCGGAATGGGTTGTAGCCAACCTCGCCGTCTAGGTCCGAAGGTTCATAGTGTTCTTCTAAATATTTTAGGTCTAGGGACTTCAACTTCGTATAGTGGATATTCATTTTAGTCGTTTCGGGTGGATTCATAGAGACGGTGGCGGGGTTCTATGGTTTTCTAAAACATATTTTTACGGGAAAACGAACACGATATTTCGTTAAACGGGAGGTATAATAATCTATCATTACTTTAATCGCTTCTTTATGTCAGCATTGGAATTAAAGAAATTTGATATGCGTTGGATTACCTTCAAGCCCGATGAAAATAAGGGGCCCGTCATTGTCATGATTGGTCGCCGTGATACAGGTAAATCGTTTTTAGTGCGTGATCTACTCTTTTATCACCAGGACATCCCCATCGGAACCGTTATTTCGGGGACAGAGGCAGGTAATGGCTTTTATTCGGCCCATGTTCCCAAGCTATTCATCCACCATGAATACAATACCGTATTGATTGAGAATATTTTGAGGCGCCAAAAGGCGGTTCTCAAACAAGTCAATAAAGAAATAGAAACCTATCGCCGTACCACGATTGATCCTCGCGCTTTCGTGATTCTAGATGATTGTCTCTATGACCAGTCTTGGACGAAGGACAAAATGATGCGGCTCCTTTTCATGAACGGCCGTCACTGGAAGGTAATGTTGATTATTACCATGCAATATCCTTTAGGTATTCCACCGAATCTGCGTACGAATATTGATTATGTTTTCATTTTACGAGAACCTTACATGACAAACCGTAAGAGAATCTGGGAAAATTATGCGTCCATGTTTCCCACCCTGGAATCCTTTTCCAGTGTCATGGATCAAACAACAGAGAACTATGAATGTTTGGTTATCAATAACAATGCCAAATCCAACAAATTGAATGACCAGATTTTTTGGTACAAAGCGGAGAACCATCCCGATTTTCGTTTGGGTTCCAAGGAATTTTGGGAGATATCCAAGGGGATGGGGTCCGATGATGAGGATGAGGCGTATGACCCGAGTAAGGGGAAAAAGAGGGCGGGGCCACAGATTAATGTGAAAAAGACGAAGTGGTGATAAAGGGAACCACTGCTTCTGCTTCTCCATCCCAGGTGAGAACCCGACAAAATTGTTTCATGTCTCTTTCGTTATTCTTCGCCATAGCGCGAAATCGCCAATCTCGTCCGTTCCATATCCACCTCTATCTTTTCGCCATCAATCAGTGTAATGGATGACAATGCATCTTCCGTTACTTCGCATAGCAATTTCACCACACATTTCAGGAGAAATCTCAATAAAACCTCGGAATTTATGCCAGCAATTTCATAGAGGTCCTCATCCTTCTCCAACTCCATTCTAATACATTTTGAGTAGGGTGTATTTATATTTTTCCAGCCAAGACGATGTCGCATATTTACAATTGCAATATTCAAATTGCTCATTTGTTGGCCATAGGATTCGCACTCCAAAATATATTTCTTCAAAGCGGGGCAGATATTCAAGAACGATTCCATCGTGGGATACTCACTATAAAATTCTTCCATGTTTTCAATGATGACGAAAAAATGATTGCGAAATTCGGAATCAATTTTTCCGAGAAGCGATGCGCTTTGCGGATTTACACGCAATTTTCTGTATATCGGGTGTCCAAATTCTATTTCTTACAATACTTTTGTCTAAAATGAAACAACTTAAAATTATCCCGCGTTAACGAGGAACGCTCTAGATAAAATGATTGACCTACATAGTGATACTGTCACCCAGCCCACAAAGGAAATGCGCGAGGCCATGCGCAACGCCGTTGTCGGCGACGATGTTTACGAAGCCGACCCAACCGTAAATGCATTGGAGGCCCGTATTGCCCAGATGTTTCAAAAAGACGCCGCCCTTTTCTTTCCCTCCGGAACCATGAGTAATCTAGTCGCATCTTTGACCTGGTGTCCCGGGCGAGGCTCCGAAATCATCCTCGGTGATAAAAGCCACATGTTTTTATACGAACAGTCGGGAGTCGCACAATTCGGTGGGATATCCATGCGCACCGTACGTAATTCAGATGACGGCACTATACCCATTCCCGATATTGTAGAAGCTATTCGCGACGACGATATACACGAACCCGTTAGCCGTCTTATTTGTATAGAAAATACCCACAATGTATGTGGTGGGAAGATTCTACCCATCACTTTTTTGGAAGAATTATGGCAAATGTCCATAGAAAAGAACATGCCAATTCATATGGACGGCGCCCGTATTTGGAATGCTCTCGCTGCCTCTGGGAGAGAACCACACGAAATCGCCCAATATACTGATTCGCTCACTGTATGTTTATCCAAGGGTCTGGGATGTCCTGTCGGTTCCGTGTTAGTAGGCCAAGCGGATTTTATTAAAAAAGCACGCCGTATTCGTAAGGGTCTCGGTGGTGGAATGCGACAGGCGGGTGTTCTCGCCGCCGCCGGTCTCGTGGGTCTGGATGATTTTGCAGCGGGAATTTTACAGCTGGATCATTTCCGAATGACGCGAATTGTGAGAGAAGTGGAAGGGATGCGGGCATTTCGCCTCATGACCCCGGTAGTGACAACGAACATATTATTTTTGGAAGTTCTCTATGGAAATGCCTATTTAGTGGAAGATATGTTAAAAACACAGGGAATTCTTATTAGTGCGTGGAGTCCCACTCGTATTCGCATCGTGGTTCACCGCGATATCCATGATGAAATGATTGATAAAGTGATTGAGGCCTTGAAGGAGGTTTCCGATATTCTCTATTATCGGGAAGCCGCTCCGGCCAAATAGCTGCATGGAGGATAATGGTCCCACGCAAAAAAAAGTTATCTATGTATATAGATTCATGAAATACGTCTACGTCGTGGTTGAGTTGGCCGACACCGAAAAGGATGGTGCGTATCCAATCGCTTTTAGTAATTTTCGCGACGCCGTAAATGCCGTCAAGATACGGCATAATTGGGAGAGTCACGACGAAAATGGAGAAGAACGAGAAGAAGATGATGTGGAAGTACACGAGGGACACAAAAGAGGTCAAAAACGCGGAGACACTACCATTCGTGGCGATCCTTCTATAACCGAACTATACATAGAACAGGGGATATATATCACTATTTACAAACTTCGGGTGAAGTCCAGTGTCTCGCGAAGACGACATACTTTAGGCGGGAAAACACGAAAGGTTCGTAACTAGCTATAGATGGCAGCAATTGTGCGACCACCCCCCATTCGCGCATATTGAGACCCCTCATAGTCTATCGTAGCAAAACAGCGGACCAAGAATCGGTCGGCGCCATCATAATGTGGAAAAAACGGAGAACGGCCATGAACCGCATACCGATTATCAATAATAATGATTTCCCCCGGCCGCAAATTATGCGCGATGCGGTATTTGTAATAAATATCCACGATTTTCCGAATCATCTCATCCGCGGTATCGTTGATCCCTCGCATGAGATCTTGATCAAAAGTCAAACAAGTTCTCCGATTTTTATCCATGGAGAGAATGGGCATGGGTCCTCGCACATCCCCCTCCAAGAATTCATTCCCATTGAGTTTGAACGAAAGATCCACGCCCGTATACCAGAGTGGCTTTTTCAGTGTGGCGATTTCATCTGCGGTCAAATGATCTAAAATCGTCTGGACGGGGAGGATATAGGTCATGGCGGCAGGGTCGCCGCGTATACAGGCCAGACTCAAGAAATCGGGGCGGAGTTTGGAAAAAGCTTGTTCCGTATGAATTTCCAATTCGGCATTACTCCCGATACTGGTCTGGCGATTCGCCATTTTTTTATCAGGAACCACATCTTGAAAAAGCCGACCATATCCCTCTGCCTCATAGGCCACCATATATCCGATAGCGCTGATAAGAATCGCCTGGATTCTTGCGAGCCCGGTGGTTTCGCCGACGCTATATTTATTGTTGGGAGGAGTTATTGGCACGTCGCCTGTATGAATATCCTTGAATAATAGAAACCCGGTGGGAGAACCGTCTCGCAAAAAGTCGCCGAGTTTGTTTTTGATTTGATAGGGAAGACTGTGGGATAATTCTTGGGCCGTATTGCAAAATGCGTTGGAAGGGTGCATATCTAGACTCCGAGCCAATTGTAAGAGTTCGGAAAGTTCGGCAGGGGTTATATGGATTGTCATTTCGTCTACTATTATACGGGGGGATTTTTTGTTTATTTTCTTTTCGCTTGTATACAATGTCGCAATTCTTCTATTTGTCGCTGTTGCTCCTGTATTTTTTGGATGAGGAGGGGTATCCACTCGGCGGATTTCATGGTCTCATTGGATGACTTGTTATGATCTTGTCGTCGCGGTCTATCACGACACTTGAAAACAAAAGGAAAGTCTTCGTTAGACTCCATGGGTTTTTATTTATAAACTAGGCGGGCAGTAAAATATTTACAAAAGAACTAAATATTTTACACGGTGCATGCAGTGTCAAATTACAATTGTGATTAGCAAGTTGGAATTGTGTTTATTTGCGGGTTTTGCGAGTTTTGTTATTCTTGGCCTTTCTTTTGCGGGATTTGCCGCCAGCATACACATCAACTGGTTGTTGATTAGTTGTTCCGAGCAAACTAGACACTACATTATAAGCTCGTTTAACTAATCTTTGTTCTGGATTTATTATTCCATTTATAGCACCGTATTCCAATTCAGATTTTAATGCTGGGAATAACATACCTTTTTCAATTAATGCAAAAAATAATTTTTTATAATTATTTCCATTAAATATAAGGCTATTGCGATCAAAATATTGCGAAAATTCAGTGTTTTTTGGAAAATAATTTTTACCCTGCGTCCGCATGTAATCGGCGGTCATTAAATAGCCACCTGGTTTTGAAATGCTTCTATACCAGAACATAACAATATCAAATGAATAGGACTTATTTTTTCTTTTCAACAACCATGCAGCATTATAGTTAGTCCCTGTTTGAGATGCAAGGCTACGATAAAATGGGTTTTCTTTGTACCAGAAATATTCAACGTTTGGAAACATATCTTGTTGATCAGGACCAGCCGCAGGATCGCTGAAGACAGGAAGAGCTTCTGGAGAAATGTCCGATTGTTGAGCATATTCTAATGGTTTAGCATCACCCATTTTATAGAAATAGGATTAACTATACAATACCCCCACAAAATAAAAATCTTCCACCCCCCTAAATCATCACATATTTCGCATCCGGGCTGCTAATATTCGGATAATTATCTTTCAAGAATTGCGCCATCTGTCCTCCCGCATTTTCCTGCCCCCGATTCTCGCAATACCATTCACGGGCCTGATACGAATCGTAATTATCCATTATCTTACTCAACGCAGGAACCATATCCACTTCATCGGTAAAGAATTCCCCCGTTACCCCAGGAATCACATTATGCCAACCTCCGATAATATTATGATTCACTAAAACCGGCATATTATAACAAAGGGCCTCCGTCAATACGCGCGGTGACGCATCCGATATATTGGGCAAAAACAAGAACCGGCACTTCTGCATCTCTTTCTGAAACTCATGAAACGGCAAAAAGGGCAGGGTCTTTACAATGGCCGAGCATTCATGAGTAAAGGGGCAGTTCTCGCGCCCCACAATGATACCTCTCAAATTGAATTTCCGACACATGACAACTAGACATTTTTTTGCTAAATCCCAATTGCGATTATACCATTGCCAACCTGGCTCACATGTTTTCCCAGTTGAATCATCATTTAGGCAGATGTACATGAAGTCATATTCCTTTTTAATCGTAGGATCGGGTTTGTAATACCCCTTGGTGTCCTTCAAATCGGCCTCGGACATCATCAATAACGGCAGGCCGGAGTTTTTCAACGCAGGACAGGGGTCACGGAAACAGTGAATCCACGCAGAAACCATCTTGTAATAGTTGTGATTCCGCTGTTCATGAAACCGATCCTCAAATGGGTTTTTGATCTTATCCGGGAAATCCAAATAGCTGGATATTCCACAAAAGTTCATTCCTTTTTGCGCATATTCGGCGTATTTCTTCTCGTCTTCCTCCGTTCGGAACGGGGCGCTAATGAGGATAATATTGATCAATTGATTCTTATCGTCGCGGAAATTCTTGAATGGAAATTTCACCTCTGGAACAGTTACCACCGTTGTGACCTCTTTTGACTCTTCTTGTTGAGGAATAACATCAAAACCCTCTTCAGGATTCGTCATAAGGAATTTACCTAAATAATAAAATACAATTAGAAATGTTGTAATTAAAATAAAATAAAGAATCCGTTTCCATGGATTTTTCATTCTATCGTATAAAATAGAGTGATAAAATCTTTCACTATAATTTTTTATGAGAAGTGGATAGCGATCCATCCCCCCAACAACCCGGACCCCCCCCCCAATTACCTCTCACTAGTAGAGTATTCACTATCAGAAAAATATTCCGCCAAACCAAATTCTTGAATTTCCGTGTTTGTATTCGTGTGATCGTTCATAAAATCATCCTTCATTTTGAATTTATGCTCCTCGTACTTTTTCTCATGGACGACTGTGGCGGAGTCTGTAAACGGGGATTCATGTGTATATCGGCGACCATAGTTCGGATTCTGCGTAACCAAGTTTTTAATCAAGCAGTCCAATTTCATTTTGGCCAGTTGCTTTCTTCCCTGACTCATAGAGAACACGCTATAATAATAGAGATGCAACCAAGGTTTCATTGTCCGTATCAAATCCTCGTTTGGAAAAGTCAAGTGAATCCGGAGCTTCCGGCCATAGCGATTTTGTTTCAGCATTTGCCGGATCTCTCTTGCCGCCGCCTGCTGCGAAAAACCATCAATTTTCTTCTTAATACAGCGGTCTTGTAAAAGACATTCATTTTCTAGGCGAAAAACCAAGAGATTGAAATTCGCCCGGAAAAACAGGCGGAAAAGTTGCGGAATCATATAATGTCGCCACTGCATGAAAAAATACAAATAATACAGGTTGGATTTGGAAAAGGGAAGATTATTATAGGGATTCTTGATCGGATTGGGATCGGCGTGCATATAAAACGAATTGTCCAATGCCGCATTGGCGATACTCATGAGATCGCTCAGTGTGAATAAATACTTGGCACCTACATGATAAATTGCAATGACGTTCGCCTGGTTTTCCGAAATGGGTGTGAGAAAAATATCGGCTTCTACGCGGACGGGGGCTTTGTAAACACGATAACGGAAGGCGAATCGGGAAAACGCGCGATAAGTGCGTTGGGCTTTTTGGAAAACCTGTAAAAATTCCTCCTTTTCGGCCGGTGAAATAAATGGATTCGTCCAAACGTTTTTGAAAAAGGCCAATCGGTCATTGTATGTGCCCTCTCGCGCATAATGAATCAAAAATGAAAAACACGAATGCATGATAAAGGACGAAGACGGTATCGCCATTTTCAAATATTCATACAGATGAATAGAATCTATATTATCTGGATTCGGTGGAGAGAAAAGGTTCGTAAAAATAGATAGTGGACTGACATTAGAGCAATCTCTGGCGCCGCGATGTTCTGGATAATAACCCAATTGATACAAGAGGATTCTTTGAAAAGTGTTCATAATTTCGTTCATTATAACAAGAATGATGTATTTATATTTTTTTCGGAATATGTATTTACACGGAGAATATGAAAATACATATGGTTCGCCACGTTAGAACCCAGGTTCATCCGTAAATATCTGCGTCGCCGCCGGATTCATCGTTTTCGTGTCCGTCAACACATTGTAAAAATCGTTGATGTTATCTCCAAATGTAATCAAGAGGTAGCCCACCACCAATGAGCATAAAAATACCACGATTGCATCACGGACCCATTCTTTCAGAGGTTTTTGTTCCTCTTCTCTTGCTAAATATTTGTTCTCCACAAATTTGAAAACAACAAAAAGAAGGGTCGTCAATGAGGAAAAAAGGACAGCTTGCATTTTTCTATACTAAATAAGTAAACAAAAAGGTCGGTTCTGGAACGCATTGATTCAAGGGGATCTTCGCGAACGGGTTCTTGAAGTCTCAGATGGGATATGCGTTCGCGATCGGGATCTTGATCTCTTAGAAGGAGTGGGTGTTCGCGATCGGGTTCTCCTCCGCTGCGATTTTTTCACTGTTGGTTCAGGTTCCACTTCATAATTGAAATAGAATCCTGCATCCACAAAACCCTCACGTAAATAAAACTTGGCGGCCGCATTCTCTTCCCCTTCCGCCACTTTTACCTGAACCGGTATGAGCTTGACCTTTGGTATTGCGAGATGTTTCGCCAAATCCTTGACAATATTGAGTAAAAGTCTACCATTTCCGGGCCGGGTTCTCGCCTTTGTGCATAGAATCTGGACTTCAATATCATTCGCGCCGATTTCCACAATCACCAGGCCCACCACCTCTTTCATCTCATTCTCAATATAAAAGGTCAAATAGTCGGCGACGAATTTCCGCGTGGTTTTCATGCTCACCACTTCGCGACAAATATCATCCGGGAGTTTCTTCTGAAGGGTTTTGACGTCAAGAGTGGATGGTTGAATCGTTTCTGCCGTTTCGGGGTTGGATAGACGAATAGCACCTATCGCGTGAATAATCGCTGGTTTCTGAAATTTCTTACTTGCAATATAATATATATCCTGCATCTAGGGCCTATATATTATAACCGGTATTTTCCTTGGATCTATGCCAATTCCTCTACCCCATCTAAATCAATATCTCCGCCACTCTTGGGATTCATTGACGGAAAAAGGGCGTCCAGTTCATCAAATCCCGATAAATCCACCTGCTGGTCGGTGTGAATCCGGATTCGGTCATCGTCGTCGTCCTCCTCTGCCAATCTGCGTTCATACTCCCGCGCCGAGCTGATTTCTTCCAGGTTCTCAATCGTCTTCGGGACAACCACGCTCGTCTTCGTATCATCTCTATCCAACACGCTATCCACATCATTGAATGTCAAGCGAGTAATGACTTTTTCGTCGTCTATATTCTGAATGGCCGGGACGATTTCGGGGACAGCATCTGGGTTCTCCGTAGTGGATTCCGAAGACGGCTCGGGTGGCGGTTTTGTATCCGGTTCCTCCGCCGGGATCTCCTCTATAAACACCTGCTCTTCTTCTTCCACACTCTCGTCTAGGTAGGCGCGGATGATCGCCTCTGTGGGGATACTATCACGAACCGCCGCCAGAATGCATTCATTCACCATCGTCTCCAATTCGCGATTATGCTTCTGTACTTGAAGAGGACTGATATTCTTCTCAAAGAGATAGACATTCGTATAGACCTTACGGGCAATATTGATATAGACCTTATGGATGAAGGTGTCCAACTTGGGGGTGGAAATATCAATCTTCTTCTGCTTATTGCCCGCACGAATGGAGGTCAAGATTTTCAACTGGATAATATGCACACAGGTGATCAAATCCTCCAAATAATTACAGCCGGATCTCTCAATAATACGCTTACGCTCCTCCTCTACAATGATGTTATTCCACTTGGGAACACGAGTGAGGAGGTTCTGGAATGTCATCAGATATTTATTGGCCTCGTCATTGGTAACACAGATGGTCCATGCCTCATTAAAAATGGATCGGACGCCTTCAATTAATAAAGGACAGAGGGTTGAGCATAAGCGCTGTGTCCACTCATTGCGGGCCTCATTCAGATTGCTCACCACGAAATCGTCCATATCGGTGAGTGTAAATATACAGAATTACGCCGATCATTTTTATATTCTTTTTTGTACCTTTGTTCTAAATCATTCGTTTCTATTGATTGCGTATTCGCCCACACTGATAATATCTTCATACAATTGCTTGTATTCTTCCGTCTTTGGTTTCATGTTGCGCAATTTTTCCATTTTTTCCAGGACAGTCCCCCGATAATAGATATCATTTTTGAAAATGTTATGCAGTGTCTCACTCTCAATGATTGATTTGTACAACCGATTTTTGTTTTCCAAATCGCTGTATCTGATTTTGTTCGTCAGTGGATAGAGGAGGGGTTTCAACCATGGAATCGGATAATTTGCGATCACTAGATTCATTTTGTAATCCAATTCATTCATGAGATAGTGAATACATTCGTCGCGTAAAAATGTGTTCGTCTCGTTTCCGAATTGATGGTGTTTGTAATACCATAAAACACTATACGACAAATACAGATTGGATAAAATATCCGACATATTGCCCGATATCATTTGTTTTGACTTGATTTTTCCACCCATGATGGCTACGAAATTCGCCAGCAAGCTAAACTTGAGTGTTGCGATATCTAACCGGTGTTGCGCATTGCTATTCGCGAACAGCAGGGGGAGGACGTTCAAACCCGTAAGAGAGATCAATTTACCATAGTTTGCTAGAGCCGTGGAGATCAAATTGTTGAGATTCACTTTGAAGTCCGCGAGGTTATTATCTTGGATGCTCTGAAAAATGGGAAATATATACGGATGACTTTTGTTCAGCCCCTGGCCAAAAACGATGAGTCCCCGCGTAAGCGTATTGGAACCCTCTACTGTAATTCCTACG